TTTTTGAAGTGCTAAAATTTGAGCATTATTAATGTCTAAGCCTTGACGCCTTAGAGCGTTTATCTCTTTACTATATCTGGTTTGTTCTGCTCTTAAACTTTTATCATCTGTTCCAGGGCCACCTTTAAGTAGTTTCTTTGAAAGGTCTGTATCCATTTGTGCCATTTTTACTCGGCTAGCACGATACGCTTCTTCTGATGCTTTTAAATTAGCTTCTAACTGAGGTACTTTAAAGGCTGCGTTTGTACGATTAACAAAGCCTTCGCCAAAACTAGCGGCAATATCTGAACTGCGTTTACGGGCTTCATCTGCTGCATCTTTTAATCCAGTACGCCACTGTCCAATAGCAGGTAGCGCATCTTTTACAATTTTAACGCCAATTAAACCTATAGCACCGACTAACAACCCTGTGTTATTAGCTAATAGTTTGGCAAAAGGTCCGAGTACATTGTTAACAATCTCTAAACCTGCCTGAGCTACATTCTTTAGGGTAGCCAATAATCTATCATAGGGATTAGTGTCAAGCTGAATTTGTCCAAACTTTTTAGCACCTTCTTCAAGCACTGCGTTAGCAAAAGCCTGACGTCTTTCAAAATCTGTTAATGCTGAAACTGGCTTACCAATAGCACGTGCGTAGTCCTCAGTAGCTTTACCAACTTTAGTAAAGATACCCAATTCGTCAAGCAATTCAGGCTCGAGCTTAGTAATACCGCGAGTCAAACGACTAACAGCATCCGACATATTAACGCCCAAGGCTTGAGAGGCTTTCTTGGCTACATCGCCAAGTTTTAAAAACTGCGCTTGCGACAATCCACTGGAAACAGCTTTGGCAGTTGCTTCCATAGATTCACGTAAACTAATGGCTCCACCACTAGCTTCTGAAAAACGTTTTGCTAAACCACCCATAGCTACACCGCTGGCAGCTCCTAGTTGGTTTAAACCAGCAACCATGTTTGTAGTGTCCATAGCGTCGCTAAGTGCGCGGAAAGCAGCACCTGCAGCAAAGACATTAGCAGCGTACACGGCGTATAGTCGAACTAATCCATCCAGTTCGCGTGATTGTTTTGCAAAGTCACGTCCAGAGGCACCTGTTCCTATAGTTCCGCGAGCTGTACCATATTCTGTTTGTTGAAAAGCAGCGGCTGCTGATCTTGTTCCGCCTCCACCTTTTGTCCCGCTCATTAATTGCTGGGTACGTTCAAGTGTTTTATTTAGACGTTTACCGCCCTGATTTAAGTTGTCAAGCGACTTCTTAGAGTCTAGCATTTCAACTTCTACGATTACCTTATTGGTCATTAAAGCCCCTCCTAAAAGGAATGTGTGGCATATTAAAAAAATTTAGATATTTTTCATTAGGACCATTATAGCACATATGGTCAAAATTGTCAATACATAAAATTTTAAAGCATAAAAAAGCCCACTAAATCACTTAGCGGGCTTTTCAGTTTTTTGTTTATTATTAATCTCTTGTATTCTTACACCATCTATGGTGCGAACAAGCATAGTTATAAACTTTCTATCTTCTGGATCAATCTCTGTAGCTTCTAAAACTTCGGTAATACCAATCAGTGATTTACCTAAATAAATACCATTCATGCTATCCCACTCATCTCGAAGCATCCTATACGCAATTAGTGCTTGTTGAACTTCCAGCGGAAAATCTTCAAATTCAACTGGAATTTCTGATTCTATGGGCTCGTTGCCCATCATCTCGCACATTTCAAAATACGTGTCCTTGGTCATGCTAAGACTACTATTTTGCATATAGTTTGTCAGCAACTTAGTAACGTGACTTAGTTGCTCTTCGAAAAGTTTCCCAAGTCTGAGACCTGTTCACTAATAAAGCCATCAAAATTACTTGAGTTTTTCATCAAGTACAATGCGTTCTCAGGAGTAAAGCCTAATTCTGTATCTGGTTCTTGTCCAGTTAGATCAACGGGAGCAAGTTGCTCAAGATAAGACAGTTTAAGTCCAGTCCAGCCTTTAACGGCAGCTTCAACATATAGTTGTAAAAATAAGTCTTCGTTAAACTCTTCAGCAGCTTGACGATTTTTAAAACTAGTTTTTGTTGATTTCTTACGAATATTAAGTAGCGTTTCGCGACTTAAAAATGCAAGATTAACTTTGAAACCAGGCATGCCTGGATATTCAACTTCAACAGATTTACTGGGAACTAACAGTGTTTTTAAAGAAAGAGTAGTCATATTATAATAATAAGTTTAAAAAGAGAGACTGGAGATCAACCCAGTCTCTGTAAAAATACAGCTGTTAATTAACTAGCTGAGTTATTGCAAAAGTATCTAATAGCTAATTCGTTGTTCTGCTCTAAGTCATATGTGGTGGTGCCACTGTTAAAGCCTTGAGCAGTCATATTAATCGAAGTAGAAATAATTTGTTCAGAATTAACTGCAGGAATAGTTAGCATAGCTGTAGGCATATCAATTTCAACTCGTGTTGATCCAACCCCACCTAATTTAATTACTGCAGCAAATCGGTTATCCGTGTTAGTCAAACTAGACGATAACAAATCACTTAACAATGTTGTAGAAGTATTAGAGCCTGTTTTTAAGTAAGCGTTTACTGTAGCAGTAACAGAACGTGTACCAGTAAAATAAGTAACTGGTCTATTAACCACACCAATATTTGCAGGTGTTAAGTAAGTAAGATTGTTGCTGATTGTAAAGCTGCCGCCTGTTAAAGGTATGTTATAGCTTTTGGCAGTAATTCCAGCATATGCGGCTGAATTTAAAGTCATAACTGAAAGTTTATTAGCAATGTAATAAGCATCTGTAACTTTTGGAGTTAAAGCGCCTGTTAAACCGCCAGTCATAGTGCCGTTAGTTGCTACATCAACTTTTGTTGCTAATTGGCGCATTTTTGTGCCTTTACCAGCCCAGGCAATTGTTGCAATAGCATCTAAACCAAAGTCAATAGTAGCTGAATCAAGGGCGCAGTTATCAATAACATAAGTTACATCATCAAAACAAATGATTAAACCAAATGAAAGCAATTGATTTTTATTAGAATTAGTAAGAGCAAGTGTCGATACAGCAGAAGATCCTATAGTAGTTGTCCAGGCTTGTCCAGTAGTTGCAGCAGCAGCTCCAACGGAGTGCGTAGCATATCCTGCTAACGAGTTCCATAGTACTGACTCTTCTGCACTAACATAGTCATCGGCGTCAAGAGTACCTGGTGTATTAGGGGTGCTGCCTTCAATAAGCTTTGGGCGAACATAAGTAGAAAAACTAAAGTCAACAGGCTCTAGTGCAGTATTAAAACTACGTTGGCCACGTACAGGAGTGTCTCCTGCTTCGCTTACAGTGATTGTTTCTTGAGTTGTGTTTTGTGAAAACGAAAATCCATCTAAAACTTGGATTTCTTGTGTGTTGCTAGTATTGAAGCTAGACGCAGTACTAGACACTTCTCCAGTTCCATCGGTTTTCAAATTAGTCGTGTAAAAAACTCGACTATTACGTAGTAAATTTAATGCCATACTCTTTCCTTTATGATTTTTGGAAGTACTTAAGCAGTGTAACTAGATATTTATCTGTTGTCGTGCTTGTATACTTCCGAGAGTTATACAAGTGCGTATCGCACTTGTAAGTTGATTTCACCGACACCATAAGGAGCTAAGAGTCCTTCGTCAGTAGTTATTGACTGAATTAAAATTTCAGTAGTTGAAAAGTTATTACTAGTATCATATACTAATACACGGTTAGCGTCGATTACATTTTCTATGTCATCAAGTAAGTTTTCAAGCTGTTGTTGCGATTCGCTTTCACTGCGAACATACACTTTGACGCTAATATTTAAGTATCCCCAGGTAAAGTCACTGGGCATATATTCTCGTACTTCTGTTCCTGCACTAAGATAGGCACAAGGAAAATCTTGGACTTCATCCCAAAATTTAAGTTTAGGGTAGCTATTACCAAATAAATCTGTTTTATAACTACCAGTTCCATCAATAACTTTGAGTTTTTCAGCTAAGGCCGTTACAATACTAATTCTTCTTGTCATAGTGCGACTGCCCTTAAGTTGTTGGAGACTGCTTGCTGAGCAATTTCTCTGATTGATTTAGAGATTAGTAACTTAGGGTCTCTACTAGAAGGCTTTGACTGCCGGCCTCCGGCGCT